GTTTAAGAGACGCGGCTCCGTCCAGATTGCTTTTAGCTACAACTTATCCTTTCGGGATATTAATGCATCGGCTTACTGCCTAGAGGCAGGGCATACAAGAGCTATATACTGTAATGAAATATTTACAACTACTAGTGCAGGGAAGAGTAGTGTTTCACACTTCTTACCACTTAGGGTACTGGCGTTGGTAAAAGTACCGACCAGTTACTTCGAGGTTGGAGATGAATAATTTCTCTAACTCCGCGAAGAACTTGGCCTGTAATTTAACCTGATTCCGGTCCCGCCAATCTATGGAATTTCCATTGATTGAAGGTTCCCAAGCTATTAACTTGTCTATTTCACCATAAATATCACCACCACGTGGTGTATTTATAGGAAACAGACTCTTCAATTCCTCGACTCTCAACAGTTGCCGTTCATAATCGTTCGGAAACGATAATGCGTAGCACCAGTATGCTGGCGAGAAATATCTGATTAAACGCTCGAGCAAGCGTAGACTAGGATCTTTAGATAGGGTCTTAGAACGATGGAACCACGTTCTGTCAAACTCTAACTCCTTATCTTCAATGATCGACAAAGCATTTGAATTTCTCTCACGTATAATCGCGATAAGCGATTGGTACAGTGATAGATCTCTATGAGCCTGAGTAATCCCTCTTTCAAAAGCGTACCAAGCTGACGGAGTTTTCTCCGCCCCCTTGGCGAGAAGATGTGGTTTCTCTGGAATTCCAATTGCCGTCCAAAGTGCAACTGACAAATCTCTCCATCTAAAATATTTAGTAGGGAGACTGTCAATCACAGCTCTAAGGGAAATAGAACTGTCAAAGAAGCCTTTTCTTTTAGCTTCTGAAACTAATGTGCCGAGGAAGAATGGTTCTCGCAAACAAACCAGGATATTACCTGGCCCCAAAGGGGTCAAGTCATACTCTGGTGTTACCCATCTTTTTGCAAATTCACACATGTTTTTCGACACGAGTGATTTTGACATATTAATGTTAACACCCAGTGCGGACATAATAGTCCGATACTGTTGAGCTACTAAATCGTGATTTATTACAATATCATCTCCTAGGACTACATAATTAGGAATAACTCGGATCCCAGCTTGGTGGGCCGCTACACGAACTATAACGTGATGAGTCAATGCTAACATTGCCCACGATGAATAGGCACCCATAGGTTGCCCTACAGAGTATTTAACACCTTCGCCTTTATACACCCATCCAAAATCCAGTAGATCTCTCCACAGTCGGGCAGGATAGCCCAAGTGTGAAAGGATATCAACCTGAAGTTGAATAGGAAGTCTATCGGTTGCAGCTGATAAATCAAAACTATACATGCTATGTGCTGGATCACGGCGAGCCATAAAACCCGCAAGAGCTCCATCTTGGTCAAACGTACCATCACAATCAAGTGATCGTAAGTAATCGAAGATAGAGTTATGCAAAGGTAATAAAGCGAGCTGTATCCACCAATTAGCGATAGCTACAATACGGGCCTTACCGGCCTGATCATAGACTACTGATAGTTTCCCCATTTTAAGCGGGAATCTCCAAAGCCAATAAATTGGCATCAGAGGTATCATGATAACAATTAACAAATCAAGCCAGATCGCCCAGCGTAAAGATTTAAATCTAAATGCGAGCAGATGAAAGCTGATAAGTTGTTTAGGGTATGCTAGAAAGGACAACGCATCTAAATGCGAAGTCCATGTGGCTTTTGATCCATTTGGTCCTGCAGACTCCGATATGAAGCCCTTGAATACTCCCGGTTTTAACCTTATCCGCATAGCGTTCAATACCATGTGCAATGTCGACTTATCAATAGTCTGACTTAATCCAGAAAATGGAGCCGTAATGGTTTCCAAATTCGGACTCACTTTGGTAGGGAACACTCTGAAGACTGAGAGACAGGTAATGGTTGCCTTTGTAACCCTTAACCAATCTACATGTTCTTGATTTCTAATAATAGATCTCAGAGGACCAGGTATAATGGTTGGCATTCCGTGATGGTCACGACGCACGCGAGGCTCACTCATCGTAAATAACGGTGTGTGATTAATCGCCTGTATCGTCAGCTGTACACACAACTTCAAGTAGCTGAAAGTAAAATTCCAGCCATGATGTTGGTGCATATGCACGACCCGGGAACGAAGTATAAGGAAATGTGGTAAATATTCAGTACATTGTGCAATCCAGACTGCTATAAACATATAGAGTTTAATCTCTTTGAGACTAATCCATTTGCTTACAGCTTTAGGACCTGTAGAAAATAAATTTCGTAAGTTAATTCTTGCGATGTTTGTTTTACAAAGGTTCTCTCTGGTACTTAGATACGACAAAGTCACCACTGGTTTGGGTTAGCAAGCCCTCCAATGGGGGATCCAGGTAAAATCCGTTATTGTGGCTCCTTTCGAGAGGTGGAGGATACTCCACGATAGCTCAATCATTCATATGCAGAACCTCTTACGAGATACAAGTGAATGGCATTAGGATGAACAGCGAGTTACCGCCGTCCAGGATGCATGTTGGGTCAATGAGCTGAAGGAATCGAGCTTCTTTTGGAAGTTCGGGATCCCACTAAACAGCATTACTGCTG